CACACACTTTTGGTAGTGACTATCAGTATACTGCCTAAGCCCCTTTTGTGTGAATGGCTTGTAACCTGCTTCGATTAGTGCTTCTCGTGTAATTGTCATTCGTACATCTCCACAGCAGTGACAAGCCCATCGAAATCCTCTAATGGTGTCAAGAGATTGGCAAGAGCCTCTACAACCTCCAGAGGCACGTTGTAGTCATCTGAAAGGCACTCTAGGTAATCCCTACGGGATTTGTATCCATGCTCTTCGTAAATGTTCATTGCCATGCTGTCATCAAGCATCTGCTCAAGCCTTTCGTTAAGATAGTTCATTGTGTTCTCCTTTAATGTGTAGTGATTTTATAGTGCTTGTGGGGTGCTGTCAAGGGGTTTCATAACTTAACAGCAATTCTTTCAGCATCTCAATCTCGCCTTCACGTAGTGTAATCTCCTTCCGAAGGTCAGCTATGACGTTCGCTAGACTCTTTACAGTGTTGTAGTCATATCTTGCGTTGCTTGCGAATATCTTGGCGGCTTCGAGGGTTATTGGGTGGCCGTTGATTAGTGCGGCTGCAGTTTCATATTGGAAGGTCATTTTAATCCTAAAATGGAGATTCAATATCTTCTTCAACGTAGCATGGTTTCTTGTTCTGCACAAGACCTCCTACATTCCTTTTGTGCTCCTGTATTACTGTAGTTATTAAGTCATAATCTTCGTTATACAGGAGCATATCTTTTGTTGCGTCAGACTCAACCTCAGTCTTTCCACTTACAACCAGCCAATTATTATGCGCATCAACTATCTTGTTTGAATTGACATAGTAAAGATTTCCATATGCTGTAGCAACAGATTTAATTAAATCTGCGTCTCTGAGGCGCTTAACGGAGTTGCTTATTGTTTGTATTTCAACGCCTAGCATATCACATACCTGCCTGTGAAACAGGCGCGCACAAAATGTCTCTGAGATATGGGCACATATGATGGATAATACAGCCTTGTCAATCTGCTTTATCCCAAGGTCAGTTATTAAAGTCTTGGCGCAACACTCCAACAGGACTTTTTGCTTTGATGAACCTGTTGTAAGTTTTCTAGGCCCCCTCTTTGCATCATTCCTATTGCAACTAGGAGAAAGTTTCTCTATGTAACACTGCTCACTCTCAAGCGATGCTACTTTAGATAAACCTTCTTCAAGAAGCACAACAACAGGTGCTCTATCTTGGAAATAGAGTGCATTAAGGCCCTTATTATGTGAACAGCCGGATGTGACGTGGTGAAATCGCTTACCTTTACCACTCCCAACGTAGACACACTCCTCTTCCACATATGCAGCATACACGTAGTATTCATTGCTCATTTACACACCTCAAAACGGGGAATTACTGTCATCATCTTCTACCACAGGCTTTTGTTTATTCTTTGGTGCAGGTATCCTGTGGTCAACCTTTGGAGGCTCCCACTCTTTCTTCACGCAAGAGTAAATCTTATCGAAGTTGAGTGTGTAGTCATTAGCCTTGCGCAGCTTGCCAACAAGCCCACCCTTAACCCAAGTTATAAATCCCTTGTCACGAAGTCCATTGATTGCCTCGGTGATAGTCCGTTCGTGCATGAATGTACTGTTGCTGAGTGTCTTCCCAGAGGGGTTGCACTTGAGCGTTTCAGAATTTAAGTGATAACTAAGTTGAACCAGCACCATGTACTCTTTCATGTCTAGGTCACTGGTGTCTTTATTTACGTTCTCAAGAATGTACTTCGTCAGCTCGTACTGACTTATAGTTTTCGTCATTTGTTTTCCCTTTTAGGAACTCTAGTTGTTGTTTAATGCAGGATGCAGCGAAAGCACCGATACTTGTATTTCCTTTAAGCACGTTAAAGTCATCTGCCGTTTGTGCGTCTAGTTTTACTACTACCTTCATTGCATAGCCTCCAGTTGTGCTTCAAGTTTCTTTTTCTTGGCAAGCCTACGTGCTTCAAGAATCTTGGCAACCATCTCGTCATTCCCTTTGCGCCGGTAGTGACTAAGTTGTTGAGTAATATTTGCTACTGGGCTATCTAGCACAAACTGCGCTAGATCTTCTACGGTACAAAGTTTGTAATCCATAACTTCTCCTCTATCAAGACACTATTATAGCACACTAGTGGTGATTTGTCAATACATTTATGAAGGTTTATTCAATATATTTATGTTATTGATATGGTGCTCATACAGAGAATTGCTCCACTGTCATTGTTAGAGTTTGGCTCCATCGTCTTAGTACGCCCCACGACCATACAAACAGATAGGAATAAAGTAGAACAAAATAAACAAAGAAGTAAACCAAACACCGTTGCACATCACTGCAAAGGCATTCGCTACGCTCACAAGGTCAACACCACTCTGTTCTTTATACTCAGGTATATAATTTGTGATGATAAACAACAGTGGTAGCGTACTGAAGCACAGAATGGCATTGTGAAGAACCTACAAGGCTCCTGCCTACGGCAATTTCTTTGTATCACTTCACAATACACTAAGCAACACTTAAAGTAAAGAATGTATTTGTGCACAAAGAACGAAGTGACAATATTTGTGTGCTAAAACGTTGCCTTAGAGATATTTGTGCGATGCTCTGCCTTCGGCAAGGTTGTGCACAGGGGCTCTAAAGTAGTGCCTAACACACTTCCAGCATCTTAACACTGCCTGTGTTATTGTGCAAGAACTTGTTACATTACGAAAAAAAATGTGTTGACAAATCACACTTGTTGTGTTATACTTCTTCCTATTCGAGTTTAAGAGTAATTACACATGGCTTCAGATGATAACGTAACAACGCTAATGATACAACCAACACCAGTTGGGCAAACAAACTTTCTAAAGAAAGAGGCTGACCTAAAGCCGCTTTTGAAAAAGCTCTCAGCAGCAAGCGCAGAAGCTGTAGATGTGATACTTGAGATTATGCGCTCCACAAATGACCTTAAGTTGAAGAAAGAATGTGCCGCATCACTCCTTCAGTTTAACATCACTGTCGCTAAGGATACCAATGCAGATCACCTCATGAGGCTCGTAGCCCACAGCAGGAGTAATGGTACGCTGACGGGGAATGGGAACACGAAGCAGCTTATCAATGCACCTGACCAAGAGCAGCGCAAGCCCATCGTCGATTTCAACTGCATCAGATCACTGGATTGATGCCCTTGACAGTACCTACAAAGCACTATACAATATGATCTCTAATAACGTAAGGAGAGCCATCATGCGTCGTAGAAGCCAATCATCAGGCTCATCAGATAATCTGGAACAGATTGTTGTAGCTATTCTTATTATAACCATTGCAATGGCTCTATTGTTTGGTTGAGATAATAGAGTAGTCTAATTAGGTAGTTTGTGCTATTGTATTAGTCTATTGTAGTAATTCAAAAGCGGCTTCTGATAGACTAACTCTTTGAGTTAGCCCTCCGGGATCATAACCCGCGATGGGACAAGGAGCGTTACCTTGGGCCGCTTCCAGTTTTGCCGATGTAGCCAAGTGATCGACGGCACCTACCTTGTAAGTAGGCATACAAACACCACAGGTTTGAATCCTGTCATCGGCTCTCAGTAATACCTCGGCGAACGTGGTAGCCGTTTCCACAGAAAGTCTGCAGCAAGTATGTGGTAGCTAAGTACAAATCAACTCTTGGAAGTTATCGGACTAAACTTCACACTCTGTCCAACATTCCTTCACGTCCAATAAACGTGAACATTGCAATATCATGGACAGCAAATAAGGATACGTCTAGGTGTAATTCCTCCTCTCCTAGGTGTCTTGGGCGTATCCTTATTTGTTCCTTAATTCAGTTGGTAGATTGATGTTTATGCGCAGGTTCGAGTCCTGCAGGAACAAATACAATTTGAGTGTTGATTGCAGCAACTTGGCCTGTCATAAGGCGAGCTCAAACGGATACGCAATCCGTCTGCATGTGCGACAAATTCTTCCACTAAGAGCTACTGGCCTGTGAGCCTATTGTTGTTGGTGGGGATGCCTTCTGGGGCTTCTCGGAGGGAATTGTGGTGAGGGAGCCAGGATGGGCTTCAGGTAGTGTCCGCATAGGTTAGCGTGGCGGCCTACACCTTTCTATTTTTAGTTCCCTTAAAGAAGTGCATCTCTGATGTGTCCCTCCTCAGGCGTCATTGGTGTGCTTCTTTAAGGGAACATTGTTGTTTCAATTTTAATTCACCTGAGGAGGTGTGTATGGGAAAGTTTAAAGATTTAACTGGGCAAGTGTTTGGACGGCTTACTGTAACAGGTTATGCAGGGAAGAGCAATCAAGGAAGTTTGTGGAATTGCTCATGTTCCTGTGGAGGTTGTACCACAGTAAAAGTTGGTGCGCTTGGAAAGAATACAAAGAGTTGTGGTTGCTTAAAGAAAGAGGCACTTCTGCGGCGCAACACATCACATGGTCTGAGCAAATCTCCTGAGTATTCTCACTGGAAGGAAATGAATAAACGTTGTTTCAATGAGAACCATAAAGCATACGCTAATTATGCGCTCAGAGGAATCTCGGTACATGAAGACTTTAGAAAAGATTTCGTAAAGTGGTTGGAAGAGATTGGGCCTAAGCCTGAACCGCAAGAAGGTATTCGCTGGAGTGTTGGTCGCATAGATAATAACGGTTGGTACACATACGGCAACATGCGATGGGAAGTTGATTCGCAACAAGCACAAAACCACACAAAGCAACGCAACAACACATCAGGTATTGTTGGTGTGCAACTTAGAACAAGAACAATCTCAGGTAGCGAGTACGAGACATTTACAGCTACTTGGCATGATACTGATGGGAAGAGTAAGACTAAAGATTTTAGCACCAACAAGTATGGTTTTGAGACGGCAAAGAAACTTGCCACAGAATACCGGAGTATGAAAATTAAGGAACTGAACTCCCTTGGTGCTGAGTATGCCGATTCACATGGGAGTGAGAAATGAGTGATCTACATTTTGGCCCTGCGTCATTGCGACAACAGATGGTGTTGCTAGAAGACAAGGTTGATGTCCTTTTGACAGGTGGTGGTGAACCTTACGCCTCCACGGTAAAAACAATTCTCTAATTGCTGGGAACTCTCTTTGAGACAATCAGCAGCGAAGCCTTCTATGAAGGAACGTTCAACGACTAGCCGAAAGGCGTAGGGCTAAGTGGCCCGAAACGGGAATCAGGCGAGAGCCGGAAGATATAGTCTCATCTGCATGGCGACATGCAGCAGGTGTAATTACCGGGCAAGGGATAACGAACCTTGTTGAAGATTTTGGCAGGGTCAGGCAAGTCCAGAATGTGCTTAACTAAGGCTATCAAGTATATTGAAGACCCAGCAGCACGGGTCATGATTATTCGTCAATCATATCCTACCCTCAAGTTGAGTGGTGGCTTGGTTGATGAGTCAAAGAATATCTTTAGTCACTTCTCTGGGACTTATAAAGAACAAGCAATGAAGTGGGTATTCCCGAACGGTGCAACAATACAGTTTGGTGCAATCCCAGATAACTTAGCTGAATGGCAGGGCCTTCAAGCTACACACATGCTTGTTGACGAAGCAGCGGAGTTCACAGAACAGCAAATCATGTTCCTTCTGTCTCGTCTTCGCTCTGCAAAATTCAGAGGGCATATGTGCCTTATGATGACTTGCAACCCAGATATTAACTCATTCTTAATGCAAGGTTGGATTGATTGGTGCCTAGACCCGGACACAGGTATTCCTAAACCGGGAACTGAGAACATTGTACGCTACTTTGTAAGCCTTGGTGGAAAGATGTACTGGGACTTCTCCGTTGACGCACTATACAAGCAGTGCGGCGCAGGGCTTACACTAGGCAAGGACTTCATTCCTAAATCGTTCAGATTCATACCAATGACTATCTATGATAACCCGGTGTTGATGAAGAATGACCCCGGCTACTTAGCGTCACTCTTAGCACAACCTCGCGTTAACCAAGCCAGATTCCTTCACGGCTCTTGGTTAGCTCGTGCTGAGAACTCTGGTGTGTTTTGCAGGGATTGGGTTAAAATTGTAGATCATCCTCCCTCTAATGCCGTGTCCCGTTGTAGGTCATGGGACTTAGCCTCAAGTGTTCCGTCAGAGTCTGCACCCAACCCTGACTGGACTGCAGGGATAAAATTATCACGAGACCCATACGGCATATACTATGTGGAAGACGTAAAGCGTTTTAGAAAACTCTCAGATGGTGTTCTAAAAGAGATTATTGCTACAGCACAGGAGGATGGTCCTGATACGCAAGTTACGATACCCCGTGATCCGGGCAGCGGCGGAAAGGTCTCGAATCAGTTCTTTACTAGGGTGTTGTCAGAAGCTGGCGTTGCTGCTAAGTCTATTGTTGTTAGTGGTCATACAAGCAAGGCTGCACGTTTTGCACCATTCTGCACGTTAGCTGAAAGTGGTAGTGTCAGGATTGTTCGTGGGCCATACGTAGAAGATTTCCTAAGGGAGTTGGAGTATTACGAACCCGGAAACAGAAATCAGAAGGACGATCAGGTTGATGCGGTTGGAGATGCATTCAATCAACTCTGCAAGGCTACTTCAATACCTACCTTCAGTATTCCGAGCCTAGTTCAGAGCAGCCCAATCCCAACAATGTAATTATTTCAAATATATTTACATTACCCTATTGACAAATCAGCAAAGCTGTGGTATAATCCGCACTAATTATGTAAAGGAATTCCACTTATGGCGAGAAAGACTAAAGAGACGCCGAGTGGCGCTCCTTCTAAGGAAGCATTGGCGGTTGATGACGGTGTTACTGTACCACGTATGCGACTCACAGATCAAGGCTTTGTTGGCCTGCGCACAACGAATGGTAAAATTGTAGAGGAAGTCCAAGCAGCGTTCCGTTACCCTGCCTTTATCAAAACTGTAAATGAGTGCCGCACAAATCCAACAGTAGCAGCAGCAATGAACGTTTACCGTATGTTGTTGTCTCGCGTTACTTGGCGAGTTGAGTGTGCAGTGGGTGCAAGCAGCGTAGACAAAGAACGTGCAGTAATTGTGAACTCCATGCTGGACGATATGGAGCACAGTTGGGGTGCTTTCATTGAAAGTATTATTCCGTATCTTGAATATGGGTTTGCAATTAACACTATCAACCTCCGCAGGCGCATTCCACGAAACGGCTCCAAGTTTGATGATGGTGCCGTTGGCATCCGAAGTCTCCCTACACGCAGCCAAGACACTATAGTTGGTTGGCGTTTTGATGAGAAGACAGAGAACCTTCTGTTTGTAGAGCAGAGTTTGGCATACCTTGAGAACGGGTACAAGTTCCAAGGACAGACTAATGACAACGGGCTGGTTGAGATTGACCGTGAAAAGTTTCTACTATTTACAGCATCAAAGAATAAAGGTAATCCGCAAGGCAACTCAATCTATAAGGGTATCTACCTAGCCCACAAAAGACTTGAACTATTGATTGAGCAGGAATTGCTCGGAATCGCAAAAGATGTTCAGGGCATATTGAAGATTGAGATACCTGCAAAGTACCTATCAATTGACGCATCAGCAGATGACCGTGCAGTGGTTGCTGGTTTTAAATCAATCATTGATAACTACAATGCAGGAACTCAGAGGGGCTTGTTGGTTCCGTCAGCGTTTGATGCAGATGCGAAACAATCCCTTTTCAAGTATGAACTGCTTGAAAGCAAGGGAAGCGCCAAGTATGACACGGAGGCTGTTATTAAACGCCTTCAATCAGATATTCTTAGTGCACTCTCCTGCGACATTCTGAAGTTGGGTAGTGAAGGTACAGGTAGCTTTTCTCTTGCAGAGTCAAAGAGCAGTGTTCTAGCCCTTGCTATTGACTACCGCCTGCGCGAAATTCGTGATGTCCTGAATTCTGAGTTACTTCCTAAAATTTATGCTGCAAATGGTTGGAATGCTAGAAGCCTTCCTACGTTCGAGTATGAGTCTGTTGAGGAACCAAGTTTAGATGAGGCAGGGAAATTCATTCAGCGTGTGTTCTCAGTTTCTGGAATTGAGATTGACCGTGATGTAATGAATCGCGTCAGAGAACTTGGTGGATTTAAACTACTCCCTGCAGATGAGCCTGTCAACCCTGAGAAGCTGCCAGCTAATATGTCTGGCAATTCCAGTAAGTCTGGTGAAGGAATGAAGTCTGGTGTTGGTGATGGGACTCGTAAGAACGCGCTCTCTGGTGCGGGTGATAGTTCTACTAAAAATGTCGAAAATGCCGAGTGAGGATATAATTGGCTTGTATTTACTGGATTCACACAAAAGAACACACCGATATGTTCTCAGAGGGCTACATCGGATTCTCTATCCGCACAGCGGAGGATAGATTCTTCAACCATAAATCAGAGGCAAAACTGCACAGAACTAATTACCCTGTACACAACGCCATAAGGAAGTACGGGGATTCTTTAATTCTTGACACTATAGTAGTAGGCTCTGATGATTACTGTATCGACTTAGAGTACAAACTTCGCCCCGAGAGAAATATTGGTTGGAATTTAGACGTTGGTGGTCGAGTAGGGAACATAGGCAGAGTGGCGAGCGAAGAGACTAGGAAGAAGCAGTCTTTGGCTAAACTTGGCAAAAAGCAGAGCCCAGAGCACTGTGCTAAAAAAGCTGATGCTAGAAGAGGTTTAAAATTATCTGAAGAGACGAAGAGGAAAATGTCCGCGTCAAAGAAGGGCAAGGCATTTTCTCCAGAGCACAGGGCAAAAATAACTGCAGCCAATACAGGCAAGACGCACTCTAAGGAGCACGTCGCCAAACTTAGCGAGTATAAGATAGCACAACCTTGGTGTTACTCTAAGAGAAAAGAAACTTGGTTACTGGCTGAGGATGTTTTTAACATGTTCGTGGAAGGTAAAAGGGCTTGTGAAGTAAGCAAGACATTGGATATTAGCAAGCACACAATATACAACCTATACCATAAAGTGAAGTCAGGTTGGAATCCTCTGAAAGATTCTCTTTTCCAAGAGTGGCTCTCAGAATATACTAACAAACTAAAGGAGTCCAATGAAACCTCATGCACTACATAGGCTCCTAAGCAGCCTCTACAACGTTCCCCACCTAGTCGATCAGCAAACCTTCGAGTTTGCCACATCATTCCTAGAGAATCGCAACAACCAATCTCTAATGCTCCCGCAGGAAATGCCTGAAGCGCCTGAGCAAGAAGACCCAGACTGCCTTGAAGACTTTGACCCTGAGATGGGTATTGGTGTGCTAGACATTCAAGGCCCATTAACGTACAGAAAAATAATGGGACTTTGTGGAGAGATTGGTTGCTCCTATGAGAGCCTGCTAGAACAAACTGACGAGATGATTGAGGCTGGTGCCAAGACGATCATTATGAACGTTGATTCAGGTGGGGGCCAGGGATACGGGGCCTTTGAATGTTCGACAGAGATTCGTAAGAAGTGTGATGACGCTGGCGTAAAACTCTACGCTTACAATGATGGCTGTATGGCTAGTGCTGCATATGTATTCGGATGTGTTGCTGATGTCGTCGTCACTAACCCTCACGCAGAAACGGGTAGTGTGGGTGTGTTGATCGCGCTTCTCGACCAAAGCAAGTACATGGACAACATTGGTGTTCGCCCAATTTATATTAGTGCTGGTGGTCAGAAAATTCCCTTCAACGAGGATAACACGTTCAAGCAATCTTTCCTAGACGATCTTCAAGTTAAAGTTGATGCATTGTACGAAGATTTCGTGTCGCATGTATCCAACTACACAGGACTCTCTGCAGAGGCTGTCAAGGCCACAGAAGCTAAAACCTTCATGGCAGATGAAGCACTCTCGCTTGGACTTGTAAACAATATTATGACACGTTCTGAATTCATTCAGTATGTCCTCGATCAACATAAAGGAGCATCCAATGCTTGATGCACTGCGCAAACGATTTTTCGCAACACAAAAGGAAGAAGTAGAGATGATTAAAACACCCGAGCAGGAAGTTTCTGCCAAAGAACTGGAAGTTACGCAAGTAGCCTCTACATTGTCTGACGCATTGGCTGCTGCCACGGAACTCAATACTTCCCAAGCTGCTGCTCTTGCAGAGCTTACAGCAAAATTTGAAGCTGCGCAAGCTGCTCTTGCTGCTATTGAAGCCGATAAGGCTGAAATGGTTGCCAAGGCTGTTGAAGCAAAACTTGCTACTCGTAAAGAGAAAGTTGTTGAGATGATTGGTACGGAACGTGCTGATGCTCTGATGACTGCCACTGCGAGCATGGAAGATGCAGCGTTTGATGCTGTTCTTGTTGCAATGTCTGTTGCTACTGAAAAAGAAGCTGACAGCGTTATGTTTAAAGAAGTTGGTGCATCGGGTGGTGTTGATGCTTCCAAAGTAGAAGAAGACCCTGTTGCACGTTTGTCAGCAAAGCTGGCAGCACAATTTAACCCGAAATAAAGGAAACATAAATGACTATTGTAGCCACAGATACCGCTCGATTCAGCAACCTCGTCAAGCACGAGTATTTTCCAGAGCAAGGCTTCTGCAAGAAGTCTGTCACTTACAACGGTACTGCTACCGCCATTGGCGTTGGTACTGTTCTAGGTTCGTACATCGCCTCACCAGTTGGCACGGCTGGCGCTATTGTTGGTACTGGTAACGGTGCTATGGGTGCTATCACACTGACTTCTAACAAGGATATGGTTCTCGGCACCTATATTGTCAAGATCGTCCAAGCCGCGACTAATGCTGGTGAGTTTGCACTACTTGACCCTAACGGTAAAGTTATCGGTACTGGTACTATTGCTGTTGCATTTGATCAGGCCGGCTTCGCCTTTACTTGGGCTGATGGTGCCACCGACTTCGTTGCTGG